AACCTGATAATTTAACTTTAAGATTTTCCATGCCTATGGTTGACCAGGAAGCAGCGGCCAGCTGGCCAAACACTTCAACGGTCGTATCCGGACCAGGGAGAACATGTCCCGCGCCTGATCAAGATAATGAATGCAAAGACTGTAGAGCATGCTGGGACCCTTCTGTTAGAAACGTGGCTTATGGTAAACACTAATGAGCCACGTATTCAAGCATCCAAAATATTATAAAAAATTAAAAGCTTCTCAAGAGAAGAAGGCTATTAGTCCCGATCCCGCGACGGCGGAGGAGGGACGTACGCCTCAGGCCACAAGCCTCAAGCGGCAAGCAGCAAGCCGCAAGCCTCAAGCTCCAAGCTTAGACAAGAACGAGTCACAAGCCTCAAGCCCCAAGCAGCAAGGTTCAAGCTTCAAGCCTTGAGCCACAAGCTCCGTGATTCTTGAACCACGGTACATGTAAATGTTTCTCTCAACAAGTTTCGAGGAGCATGGACCAAGGGCCTCTGCTATGATAAATGTATTCTCAGAATGCTTCACGTGGAACGCAATTTGATGCGGTGAGAACGTCAACTTGTTACTCTTCGTAACTTTCAGTTCTATAGTGAAAAAGTGCCTATTAGTATTATAGACCAATAGATCAGGAGTGCCGGAAAGGCTAAGATTCTCCAGTCTAATGAGACTAAATTCGCTAAAATGTTTTTTGATTTTTTGATATAATTTACGCTCTGGCGCCATGCATTTTTCAAGGTAACTCCTGTATTCAAATTGTTAATAATCTTTGATATATCCAGGAGGTAAAATTAGTTTCTCTTCCTTATTTGGTTTCAAAACTACACGGATAGAAGTGTCACCAGGTTGTGTACTTTCGTGGACTTCAATACGTCTAATTTCTTCTAAATAACCGTTTGGCGTTGCAATGTATATTCTGGCATTGCTGACAGCATTACCACGTCTACCTTGTGGTCCTTCTGTAAACTTGTCGAGATACTCTTGCAGGTGTTTGACAAACATTATTTACGCACCTGATATGAAATATCCTCTATCACTTTTCTATAACCTTGCAAGAGATTTTTATTTTTTATGTCTTCAGAAACATATTTTTTTAATTCAAAAATTTCTGCCTTCTGAACTTCGACTAATTTTTTAAAACCTTCCAAAGTATCTTTCAATTCTGATATTTCTTTGTGTAAATCGTCTGTATTTTTATGCACTTTCATTATTGACAATATAGGATAGTTACCTTAAATTGTCAACTATGGGATTACCAAAAAGATTAACAGAAATGCAAATGAGATTTGCCGAGTTCTATGTATTCGGTGGACCTGATGGACCAATGACTCAAACAGAGGCTGCTATAGCTGCAGGCTATAGTCCAAACCGTGCAAGGCAAGAAGGATCAGAATTAATGAATCCAAGACTGTCTCCACTTGTTGCAAAATATGTTGGTGAGTTAAGAGAAGAAAGATTGAAGAAACACGAAGTTACTTATGAAGGTCATATTGCTGAACTTGCTCGTCTGAGAGAAGCCGCTTTAAAGAAAGGAAGTTTTTCCAGCGCTGTAAATGCTGAAGCCAACCGAGGAAAAGCAGCAGGATTATATATAGACCGAAAAATAATAAAAACAGGAAAACTAGAGGACCTATCAGAACAAGAGTTAGAAGCAAAAATGAAACAAATTCTAGACGACTACGCGCCTCTTTTAAATGCAAAAATTGTTGATGCTGAACCATCTGAAGTTACTGAAGTTTCGTCATCTTCTTCACCCACGAACGAGGAATCATCGTCCGATCACCAAAACTAATATTACCCATATCGTCTTTGTCGTAAGAAGCAAACATTTTAATTGAAGTTTTATCTTTAGAAAATATCCAACCTTCATTTACTGGATAAGCTAATTTCATTTTTTCAAATTCTATTTTATCCGCCCAACCAGAATCACTAACGCAGTCAACCCATTCAACTCTGTACTTGTGGTAAGGTATGTCATCTATGCAATCCCTTTTAACAATTTTACGTCTCTTCGTTTTAGTTTTTTTAGGCATAAGTTCTATTTAACATTTGCGACCCCTAAATGACAGTTTAAAATTTTTTTGCGCTTAACATAAAAAATTCTGAAAAGGTGTCGCAAAGGTCGCAAATGACCTATAAGCGTTGGTATTACTAATAAATAATCGCCGACGGGGGGTGTCGCAAGGGGGTCGCAAGGGGTCGCAAAGGTCGCAAAGTTACCCTGAATTTTGTTTAATTGTGGCAAGATTGTGGCAATTGCCACATTTCCGCCATACATTTGCGACCTTTGCGACACCTGCCGACACCCTTGCGACCCCTGTTGCGACCCCCTATTTTTTAAAATTGTTCTAAACTGAGCCATGATCCTTTTGCATACCCCTTTGACCCTTGGTCCATGATCCGTGCTCCATGACCTACAGTACAAGCTTATTTGTCTTATTTTCACCATACTTTCGCTCGTATATCGCCTCAATCTCCATCATCAATTCAACAATATACTGCTCCTCTAACTTATCAACTTCAGCCAAAGACCTTTTAACAATGTCCTTTTGCCGTTTAATCGCTTTGTTTTTGGTATGAACTAGGTCTATACCCCATCGTGTTTGATCCGTCATTTACAGTACCTCCCATTTATATTTCTTTTAGTTTTCTTTCTAAGTTTATAAGACACCTGATGTCTTTTATCATTTTCAGGTTTAGCCTGGTCAAAACATTCCATAGCTTCCTTAATATAACCATGACCCCACAACCATCCAGCATGTATTTGTAAAGTTTTATTGACTTTTTTAGTGGACCGCGTTTGATTTTGCTTCATAACTGTCAATATTCTTTTTAGCTTTATAAATTTCTACATGCGTACCACATTCAGGACAACCCATATAAGTCACACTGTCATAAAACTCATCTTCTTGAGATATGTCATGCTCACCACCATACAATAATTTTGTATTACAATGCCAACACAGTCTATCTAAATCTTCAGTCTTTTTTGTTTTCTTTGTCATTAAAGTCCTCCTCCTTCATAGGTTCACTTACTTTTTTTTCACTAAACTGCATCTCATGATACATATCTAATCTTTTTAAAAACTTATGTTTCCATTGTCTTAACTCATGGTCTTTAAACTTAAACTCTTGAAAGTACAGATCAGGTGTACAAACCATAATAATACCTTGTTGTATTTGTGACCCATAAACATAGTCATGAGCCATGCAATATGCTGCTATTTGCAGGTAATAATCTTCAATCCAGTCCTTATTTTTTGGCTTATTTGCTTGTTTAAAGTCAATTATGGTATCCATGCCATTATGACTACATACAAGGTCCGTAGAGCCTGCGTAGAGGCCAGGATAGTATAATGTGACCTCTGACCCATAATATTCATCAACCGGCGCTAGACCTATGTCTATGATTTTTTGAGCCATAGGTTTGGCCTGGACTCCAATATCAGTTAGATCATCATAACCCGAACCTTCGATATAGCATTCTAGAAATTTGTGCATCGCTGTACCGCGTCTGCTTGATAAATTTTTTATTTCTTCGGCCTTTGCTTCACCGACTTTTGCTTTCCAATTTTTTAAAAATTCTTGATCTTTAGTTGCACCGAGAATAGTAGTTACAGAAGGAAGTTTAGTGCCCACGACTTCATAGACTCTGGTCCCTGTTCCGTGATCCGTGAGCTGTTTGCCTTGAATGTATTTAAATTTTTCATTACGCTTTATCATTTAAGTTTTTTTTCTCTTAAAATTTTCACGTGTTGTTGCCATGACCAGGAATTAATTTTACCAGATACACCCATCACGAATAATAAAAATTTAAGTTTAAGTTTTCTGTACATTTTTTTTAGCTATCCATAACCTATAATAGTTTAAATCGACAACATTTTCCATAGTTGGTTTTTCTTCAGCATAATGCTCAATGATTTGACCAAGCTTATCTGATTTAGTATGCGCAAAAGGAAAGAAAGCCATCGCAACATTATATGCATCACGAAATACACAACGCCAACGCCATTGCATTTTGTGACCTGTCTTATCTCTAGGTTTTTTATTAACCGTACCAACTTTTAAAATGTCGTGTAACACTCTAATCGTTGGTTCATCGGTCATGGATACTTCCATAGCAATACGCCAACAGTCATAAGTACCATTACGTTTCTTTTCTTTATATTTTTTATAAGTAACAGAGCCTTCGCCATCAAACAGTCCGGCTGCCCATGCTAAATTTAAATGATCATTTGTAATATTCATTCATATCTTTCTGTATAGTTTTTTGGTAAACCGTTAGGATCAAATTCTTCATCTTCATACTCGTAAAGTTCTCCCTGCGAATCACAATCCCAACACTGTTGGATCATCTCTTCTGGGTAAGTTATTTTTAAATAACCGTTACCTTTACAAGTAGGACAGATGTATTTTCTCTTAACTTTTTTTGAATTTGCCATTGAGTTTCTTCACTTTCTCGTTTGCAATGTATTCAATAGTCTTAGCAATTGATAGTTTTCCGCCTGGAAAATCAGGCATTAAAACTTTGGACAATTTATCTAAAACACTATATGTTTCTTTTGATAGAGAAACATTTTTATATTTAGTCATATCAGTCATATGCGTTTCCTTTCATAATTTATAACCAGTATATAGGGGTGTTTGTAGGATTGTCAATGATAAAAACTTTTGTTTTAGCAATTTTTATTTGTTCTGGAATTAGCCAGGAGTGTCGTTTGTTTAATGAGAAGCCATTGTACTACGATAATTATTACGAGTGCGTAAAAGATGGCTATGGTTTATCGTTTGAATATTTATTTGGAGAAGTAAAACCTGAGGTTATTGAAGAAGAAATGCTATTTACTAAATGGGTTTGTAAAGAAATCTTGACAGATCAATCATAATCTGTTAATGGGGGTTATCTTCTCACCATTTACCTATCCTTACATTTTCCCTCTTTAGGATAGGTACGTTTACATTCGATTTGGGTCTTGCACACATTCATAACCAAACCAATATCCAGAACCATCTTTCATGACAGTTAAATTTTCTTTACTGTAATAAACGGTTAGGTCCTCTCTTAAAAAACCATCTACAAAATTCATACATTGTTGTAGTGTAACGGTTTCTTTAAATACTGCGAGAACCTTTTGAATGTATATTCCATCCATCGTTTGCAGAATTACTAGAATGTAATGAACGCTTTCTTCCATTATTATATTCCTTTAAACCTTTGTACCAAAGATCTTTGTATTTAGGATCCTTTGTTTTGTGATACAGATTTGCCAGCTTGTCTAGTTGGTCTAATGTAATCATGTACTCTAGTCCCCCAGCTTAAAACATTTCTAAGTCCAGGTGCATTTAAATTTATGTCTACACCATAAGGCTTCCATGCTTTTTTGATTAAGTTTAGTTCAAGCAAAAGATTAGACCACTGTTTATGAGTGATACCTTTTACTTTTAAAGT